CGGTCAAGATTCCTGACCTTGAGCTAGAGCTTTACGCATTCCGAAACCGACTCCAGCCCAATGAGGGCGGACTAGGTACTTTCAACCATTTTGTTAACGCCACCAAAATGCTCTGGCCAAAGATGAGTTGGAACCCGTGGCTGGAGGCTCAGGTCGAAAGTCTCTGCGAACACGACTACGTTGGCTGGGCGGGATGCGGCGCGAGCGGAAAGACTTTCGGCGCAACGCTTTTCGCAACCGTCTGGTGGTTGTCTAACCCTGCAAAATCGACCGTCGTCCTCACATCCACAACGGCGAAGATGATTCGCAAGCGTATGTGGGCCAATCTTCAGGATCTTGTTCGGAAATCGCGCGGATTTCCCGGCAACATGGTCGATTCGAAAATGGCGCTTCAAGCCATCAAAGGCGACGACCGTCATTCGATTTCAGCTATTGCCGTCGCCGAAGGCAACACTTCAAAGGCGGTGGCCAACATTCAGGGTATCCACGCCGAGCGGGTGATGGTCATTATCGACGAAGCAACAGATACGCCCGAAGCAGCTTTCGAGGCTTGTACCAACCTTTCGAAGGGTTGCCGGGAGTTTAAGATGTTGGTCATCGGTAATCCGGCATCGAAGTACGATCCTCACGGACGCTTCTGCACACCGGCAAAAGGTTGGCGCAGCGTAACGATTGAAGATCAGCATTGGCTGACCGAGCGCGGCATGTGCCGACGATTTGACGGCATGAAGTCGCCAAACATCAGCGAAGGGCGAACGAAGTACCCATACCTTATAACGCATGATCAGGTGTTATCCGCTATGCGACATGAGGGTGAGCAAAGCCCTACGTTCTGGAAGTACACACGCGGATTCTGGAGTCCTGACGGCATGGTCAAGACGGTGTTGTCCGAATCACTGATCGAGACGCACACACCTACAAGAAACTTGGTGTTTACGACCAATGTCCAAATTGTTGCCGGACTCGATCCAGGCTTTGGTGGCGATAGATGCGTTCTCCGCTTTGCTAAGATTGGCACCGCAAACGACAAGGCGAGTGTACTCTTTGGCGATGTAGTTCAAATCTCACCGAATGCTGCGCTGACCGAGCCGGTGCATTACCAAATAGCCAATCGAGTCAAAGAGGAATGCGCTAAGCGCGGCGTTGCACCGGACAAATTCGCTCTGGATTCCAGCGGTGAAGGCGGCGGATTGGCCGACATTCTGACCCGCGAATGGGGTGTTGTGCATCGCGTTGAGTTTGGCGGTTCTCCGTCAACCATCCCGGTCAGCGACGAGGACAGTAGGCCATGCAATGAGGCGTACGATAGAAAGGTGACAGAACTGTGGTTCTCGATGCGTAAATGGGTCGTAGAAGAGCGTGTTGGAGGTATGGACATTGAGACGCTGCAAGAGTTCTGCGCGCGAATGTTCGACGATTCCAAGCGGAAGATATCGGTCGAATCCAAGACCGTAATGAAGCAACGAACCGGCAAATCGCCTGATTTGGCCGACGCTGCTGTAGTCTTGCTTGATCTAGTTCGAAAAACCGCTGTCCTCGAACCGCGAGCAACCAGAATGGATAAAGTCTGGGAAAAGCTCGTTCGGGATGCCGATTCAATCTATCACGACGAATCAATCGAAGAATGAGCAAAGCTACCGGATACAGGGTTCTCAACGAACACATGGTCATCCCCGGCGGATGGCATTACCGAGTGCCAGAGACTGGCATCGAAATCATGGGAGGATCATGGCCGCAGCTCCATGAGTTCGTTCGCAACCATTACACGGCGAACGCGATTCCAATTCCAAGCAACCTCGACACTTTAATCACCGAATATGCGTGTCGTAACGGTGCCGACTGCGCTTACAACGAGGTTGAGCTTCCGAAACCCGAAGGTCGAAAGTCACTCCAGATCGGAGATGTCATTCGATTCAGCATGAGTTTGCTTCATGGACTGACCGTCGGCGGCGGAAAAGTCGATCAAGCGGAGGCAAATCGACGCGCAAGCATCTGTTCAGGATGCCGTTTCAACCGGAAGCCGCTCGGATGCACTGGATGTAATGCTCGCGTTCTAAAAGACGCCGTAAAAACCTTCTCACAACACGGAAATACGCCGTATGATGAGCAGGTTCAGAGCTGTGAATTTTGTGGTTGCTTTATCAGAAGCATGGTGTGGTTTCCCATTGAAACACTCCATAAATTTACGGACGCTACAGAGAACGAAAACCTTCCGGCTCACTGCTGGAAAAAACGACCATGTACGGAAACCTAGCCCAACTGCCGCTTGAAACCATCAACGAAAACGGCAAAGCGCCTGAAACGCGCATAGCCGATGCGGCATCAGCTCGCGAAATTTTCCAGAAGCTGATCATGGCCGATCAGTTGCGGAACGTGACGCGCGCCAAGTTGCGCGGTCTTGTTGATGGTAACCCTCCGTACAATCCCGCTGAACTGCGCCGTAACAACCAAGCGTTCCGAACCAATGTGAACTTCCGCGAGTCGGAAGCATTCCTCACGTTGGCCATGTCTGCCTTCTACGATGTGTTCGCCGAGGTTCCGACCTACGCCAACATTCGCACCGCTTACGGCAACGACATGGATAAGCGGGAGGAATGGTCGAAGATCATTACCGAGGAATTCGACCGTCTCCAGAAGATGGACAAAGACTTCGACTACCTCATGCAGCTCTCGCAGCGTGAGATGGTCCTCATTGGTGATGGCCCGTTGATTTTCGAGGACAGCACCGATTGGCGGTGTAAGGCCATCATGGCAACGGATCTTCTCGTTCCAGATGGAACCAAGTCGAACGTCAGCGACTGGAAAGTGGCTGCTGTCCGAACCCGCATGGGTGTCGATGATCTTTTCGAGAAGATTCAAGATGAAGGGGCAGCTCGCGCCGCCGGTTGGAACGTGGACTACGTTCGCCAGCGTATTCGCGCCGCGATGCCCGAGCCGTATCGCTCCGGCGTTCAGTACGATTGGGAGTTCTTCCAGCGTCAGCTTCGCTCGAACGACATCACATTCTCGGCTCGCTCCGAGGTGGTCTTGATGTGCCACATCTTCTACAAGGAGTTCGATGGTCAGATCAGCCATGTCATCATCGATGAGCGTGACAGCGAGGACTTCATGTACAAGAAGCTGCGTCGCTTCGGCCGGTGGGAGCAGGTTATCCATCCGATGTACTACGACCGTGGCGATGGCGAGCATCATGGTGTAAAAGGCTTGGGCATCAAGATGCTCCAGGCGATGGAACTGAAGAATCGTCTGCGTTGCTCGATGGTAGACAGCGCGTTCGCTCGCACCCAGATTCTCTTCCGACCTCTCAACCCGAACGCTCTGAACAAAACGAGCGTCGTTCAGCAAGGACCGTATGCTATTCTCCCGCCCGACTACGAAGTCATTCAGCAGAACATTGCTGGCGTTCTGGACGCTCCTATGGCGGTCAACGCTGACCTTGAGAATGTTCTTCAAGGCAACCTCTCTCAGTATCGCCAATCGCTCAACAAGCCGTCGGGCAATCCTCGTACTGCCACCGAAGTCCAAGCCATCGTGGCACAGCAGTCAGCAATCGGTAAGACGCAGTTGAGCCGGTATTACAACCAGTTAGATTCTTTCTTTGAGGAACGGTACAATCGCGCCTCAAACCCCAACCTTAACCCAATTACCAAGTCGGACAAAGACGCCATCGAGTTCCAGCGTCGGTGCAAGGAGCGTGGTGTTCCTGTTCAAGCGATGATAGACATCGATTACGTCGAGGCGACTCGCACGGTCGGCCAAGGTTCTCAGTTCGCTAAGCAACAGCTTCTTGGAACTTTGCTCGGGCTTTCCGGTTCTCTTCCCGAAGGCGGAAAGATCAACCTGCTCAAGGACTACATCGCCGCTCAGGTTGGCCAACAAATGGTTGATCGTTATTTGCCGACTCAGATGCAGTCTGCTCGCGTTCAGGATCAGGCTGCTCTTGCTGTTCTGGAGCATTCATCGTTGCGCCAGGGCAACATGCCAATCGTCACCGACACGCAGAGCCATATCATTCACATCGACACACATCTGGCGGCTGCGAACGAAGCTGCTGCATCGCTTCAACAGGGTGGAAATCCGCAGGAGATTGTTCTCTTCCTGCAAGGCATCGGTCAACACGTTCAGGATCATCTCCAGCGCCTGTCCACCGATCCTACGCGCAGGCCGCAGGTTGAGGCTTATACGCAGCAGTTGCAGATGCTTAGCCAGACGATTGAACAGCTTGGTCAGTTGATTCAGGAACAGCAGCAAGCTCAGATGCAGATGCAGCAAGCTCAAGCGATTCAGCAGGGTGTTGATCCGAAAACGGCGATGATGAATGCGGAGGTTCAGTCAAAAATCGCTCGCCAGAACGCCGAGGCTATGGCCAACATTCAACGTCAGAACACGAAGGCGATGGCAGATTTGTCACGCCGGAATGCTAAGACCACCGCTGATATTCAGCGAGCGAATGCAACTGCCGAGTCCAACTTGGCGCGACAGGGATGAAAAACATACACTTCGTACACGGTCTTCACGACGACGGATTCAACATCTGCGAGCGAATCGCAATCGCTTCGGCGTGGATAAACAACCCCGACTGGAACGTGTTCCTGTGGACCCCGCAGGAGCCTACAGGCGAGCAATGGGAGAAGCTGAAGGCGAAGGTTCCAGTTCGGGTGATGCCGATTGGAAACCCTAAGACGTGGAATGGCAAAAATGTCCCGCAGCATCAACATCGAGCCGACCTTATTCGACACACCATCTTGTACGCAATGGGCGGCGTCTACGCTGACACTGACACCATCACGGTTGCTCCGTTTCCTGAAGACTGGCTAAACCATGACACTGTAATCGGTCGTGAATTCTGCGGGGACGAGCCGACCATTGGCCTTTGCAACGCAATCATGTTCTCGCAGATGCACAGCCGGTTCCAATGGAAGTGGCTTCAGAAGTGGCAGGAGTTTGACGGGGGAGGGTGGAACGAGATTTCTGTCCAGTATCCGTGGAAACTGCACAAAGAAAATCCGGGGTTAGCCAAGGCTGTTGATTTTGAAATGCTTGGGTTCATGCATTGCGGCTCACATAGGTATTGGGATGGAATCCACTCTCTGGATGGCTGTTCCATTGCCCACTTGTGGCGCACCTACCATGACCAAAAAATGCGCGCACTCACTGAAGCGGAGATTCTAAAACGCGAAAACACTTACTGTCTGCATGCTTCAAAATATCTTTGATCGAATCTACCTGACAGACGAGTGGAATGGAGGATCTGGCCCAGGTTCTCAGCCACAAAACACCGCAAAATACGTCAAGTTTCTCAACTCGTTCATCCGAGAAAACAAGATCAAGTCGATCTTGGATGTCGGCTGCGGAGACTGGCAGTTGATGTCGATGATTGATCTGTCTGGGGTTCGCTACAAGGGCATCGATGTCAGTCCGGTTGCGACGGCATTCGCGAAATCAAAAGCTCCGCTTGGAACCGACATCAGCACCGATAGCATCGAAGACATTCAAGAATCGTTCGACCTCGTTCACATCAAGGATGTTCTCCAGCATCTGGAGTTTTCTGAGTGCCGAAGAATCCTTGAAATCATCTCGTCCCGACACAAGTCGGCGCTTGTTGTGAACGAGCATCCTCCAGCATCGAACGACATCAAGAATGGTCAGTACAGGCCGTTAAGCATTGTCGCTGAACCTTTGTGTTGGCCACGGGCAACGGTCATCAAGGTTTTCACGAATCCGCTGTTCAGAAAATCAGTCACCTACATTCACCCAAAATGACAACGTATGACGCGCTTAAAAACTTCGTCTCTGAACAGTTCCCAAAAATGGGCGGCTGGTGCGATTTTGAAAAAGGCTTCGAGATTGGAAAACTTGTCATCGACAACAAGCCACAGCGAATTGCTGAGATAGGCGTCTTCGAAGGCAAGTCAACGCTCGCCCTGGCCTACGCCTGTAAGCTGAACGGAAGTGGCACGGTTTACGCCATTGACTCTTGGAAGAAAGAGGACTGCATCGACGACGAAAATGCAGCCAATCAAGAATGGTGGGCGACGCTTGATTTGGACGGCCATTACGAGGCTTTCGTTCGCCACTGTGTCCGCGCAGAAGTTGTTCGCTATATCCAATTCTGCCGCATGTCGTCTTGGGATGCGTCGCGATTCCTGCCCGACATGGACATGGTTCACATCGACGCCAATCACGCCGAATGGCCGTCTACGAGCGATGTCGTCAACTGGCTTCCGAAGCTCAAGGTTGGCGGTTACATCGTGATGGACGATGTGAATTGGGAATCGACGCAGACTGCGATTCGATTTGTGGAAAAATACTGCACCCTGATTCAGCGGCATGACCTCAAAGAAAGCGTATTTTCAATTTATCAAAAGACCAAAAAATGATTCCAATTGTCATCACCCAGCGCGGCTCTAAACGCATCGATTTTGTAAAAGAAAGCCTCAAGAAAGCTGGAATTGAAAAGTTCAAGTTCTTCTACGGTCTGAACGGTGCAAAGTCTGGACTTAAGGCGACGATTCCGTACACCGAAGATGATCCGACAAATCCCTACTACATCTGCGCCAAGCACATCGGATGCACCATGTCGCACATCATGCTCTGGAGTGCGCTTGAGATGTCCGAAGGTGAGAACTACTGGTTGGTTCTTGAGGACGACGTTGTTTTCCGAGATGGGTGGAAAGAGGCAATCGAGCTTGCGCTGAAGGAGGCTCCAAAAGATTGGGACATGATTTTTGCCGGATCATGCTGCTCCGTCGGTCGTGTTGAGGAAAAAGTTGGCCACAACTTGTATCGCTGCCATCCGCTTTGCACTCACGCCTATCTTGTTCGACGGAAAGCGTTGAAGCCATTGCTTGAGACGACTGTTGAAATTTCGGCTCACATTGATTTGCTAATTTACTTCAAAAGTCGGCATCTTTTGAACTCTTACTCCATCCTCCCAAGGGTGGCCGACCAGTTCGAAACTGAGATTCCAGATTGATTGGCGAATTCAAAATGAAAGACATCATCCGAGAGCTGTCTCTTAAAGCACTCAAGCGATTCGCAAATGGCGGTGATGGCCAAGCGGATCTTCTGAATGAAATTGAGGATCTGAAACGAACGCTTGAGATTCGAACCAAAGAACATGAGGAGCATTTGACCGAGGTCCGCGAGGAACGCGATCATTGGCTTGCTCTCTACGATGAAATCAAATTCGCAGCAGAATTCCTAATGAGCTACGCAAAAAATGACGTTCCCAAGTTGGCCGAACAGGTTGACTGGGAGGTGGGCAAAATTGTCCTGCCTGAAGAAACTGGAACCTATTACTTCAATCCTGCAATCGTTCAGGAGCCTGATGGTAAGATCATGCTTTTCGCCCGTCGCTGCCGTAACAAGCGCGAGAAGGACGAAGACGTTTACGTCGAAAAGAATGACATTGTTATTTTCGAACTCAGCCAGAATCTGCGAGCTACCAAGAAGGCCCTGGCAACGCTGATTTCTCATTATCCGAACGAGCAATTTGAAGACCCGCGCGTCGTAAAGTTTGGTGACAAGTACGGACTTAGCTGCTGCACGTTCGTCCCATTCAAGTCGTACGCGCACCAGGGGATGTTCCTGCTCGATAAGCAGTTCCTAAACGTCGGTCGTTTCGATCCGATCTACGGAAACAACTACGCGCAGGCAATGATCAACGATGGCCATGAGAAGAACTGGCTCTACTTCGTCCACGACAACGCGCCACATATGGTGTATTCGGCCAATCCTCATGTCGTAGTGCGCCTTAATGGGCGTCTTGAGAAGGAAGCTGAATACGTTACCGACGAGTTCAACCCTCTTTGGAAGTTTGGTGAAGTTCGAGGAGGCTCAAATCCAATCTACGTTGACGGTCTGTACTGGACCTTCTTCCACAGCTCCTTGCCGTGGATAAACAAGAAACGTCGCTACTACATGGGCGCGTACGCATTCGAGGCAAAGCCTCCATTTCGCATCGCTCGGATGACGACTTTGCCGATCCTGACCGGAACAAATCAGCAAGACTGGTGGCCGGGGCTTCCGGCGGTCGTCTTCCCGTGTGGCGCATTCTACGACAGTGCAAAGAATCAATTCGTCGTGTCTTACGGCATCAACGATGTTGATTGCGGCTACATCAAGCTGCCGCTCGTTGACATGCTTGAGATTACCAAGGTCATTCGACCAAAGCGCGATGTCGTCAACAAGGAGAATCCAATAAAACTCGACGAGGTTCTCGATCCGATTCCCCAAAGGCACAAACTGAAACGAAACACGAAGACAAGATATGATGAACTGGCTAAGAGGCTTGACGAAGAACCCGAGCAAACAAGCGAAGCAGGACCTGCTGAATCTGCCTGAGGTAAACATTTCCGCTTGGCAGGACGATGGCCAACAGGCTGAACTCGCTCAAATTCTGCAAAATCCGATTCTTCGGATGGCTTTACGCATCGTGGCTGAATCAATGCCAGTTCCGATGCCGTCTCATGGCAGTAAGGAATCGGACATTATTTTCGCTGCCGGTGTAACCGCTGGCTACGCGCATTGTCTTGAAAACCTTCGTAAATTGGCAGTAACTGAAACAGCGAAAGAACCAGAAGCGACATTCGATAAGCAATACTAACAAATTATGGAAGAACCACTGAACTCACCTCTCACCAACAGCGGAACAACCCCTGACTTCGGCAGCTCGTTCATCGACGCTTTCAAGGCAAGTGGCATTGATGACGCCGCATTGGCTGATGAGTCGGCCAATTCTGCCTCGCAGATTACGGAAGAGCCGAAAGCTAAAACTCAGAAGCCAGCCGCAAAGTCCGCAGACGCTTCCAAGCTCAGCAAGGCTGAGATGGATATTGAGCGGATGTTTGGTACGAAAAAGCAGCAGGCCGAGGCTCCGACTTCTACGGACGCTGATTCCGATATTCCCGAGACGATCAAATCTACGAAGGCCGCTGATGCTTTCCGCAAGATCAAGGAAGAGAAGGCTTTGCTGGCCAAGCAGTTGGATGAGCTAAAGTCTGGAAAGACTGCCAATCCGAACTACGAAGCGCAGCTCAAGACATTGCAGGAAGAGCGTGACGCGCTTTCCGAGCGTGTTCGCATCCTTGATGTCGAGCGTCACCCTGAGTTCGTCAAGAAGTACGAAGGCAAGATTAGCGGCGTCTTTGATTCCGTGAAGAACCTTGTCGGAACTGACGGAGAGCGACTTGTTGATTTGCTCAAGTCTCCTGAAAGCGAATATCGGAACTCGCAGATCGACGACATTGTCGAAGGGCTTTCTCCGTCCAAGAAGGCAAAGCTCGGTGCGCTGATCGTGAAGTACGACGAAATCAATGGCGAACGCGCGTCAGAGATTTCCGAAGCGAAAGCTGATTACGACGCCATCATCTCGAAGTACCAGCAGGACAACGAGGAGGGTACTAAGGCTGCGCTAGAGTCGGCCACCAAGACCTGGGCTAAGGTGAGCGAGAATGCTCGCGCGCTTGAAATCTTTGAACCGCGCGAAGGCGATGATGAGTGGAACACCGAGCTGAATGGCCGACTGAGTCTCGCCCAGCAGATCTTCAACGGCGAGAACAGTGAGGAGGATCTTGCCAAGGCGGCTCTGTGGGCCGCTGCTGCGCCGAAGTATCGCGAACTGCTCTATGCTCAGGTTGAGGTGAACAAACGCCTGCAAGCTGAACTCTCAAAGTATCGCGGAAGCGAGCCTGGAGTTACTTCGAAGGCGACATCTGGCGGTTCTCGTCCATCGAACACGAACACCGCCAAGAGCGAAGACTTTGTCGCCAGTGTGATGAAGTCGCTCGGACGCTAAAGCAAATATCCCCCGATGGTTTCTTAGCCACCGGGGGATATTCGTTTGAATTACCGACCTCGATACGGGCCGCTACCACCTCGGTACGGACCACTGCCACTTGGAACCGGCGCGGGCGTTGGCCTGACCGGAGGCTTCGGCGGAGGAGACTGCTTGTAAGGTCCGCTGCCGCCCACCTTAACAGACGGCGAACCTTTGTACGGTGCGTTATTGCTCATTCTTTTGGGAGTGCATACCAGCCTTCATGGATGGTAATACGGTTCTGACTACGCACCGATTTGCCGCTCGCGTCAACGACCCAAACCTTAGCCTTAACGTCCTCAGCAAGCCTTACCGGCTCACCGTGGGGGACGTAAATCACTCGGCTCGCGCAGCTCACGCTCATGCTCGCGCACACGATCAAGAAGACCGCGCTTAAGATCAGGTTGTTTCTTGGCGTCTTCATTTGTTGTGTCCTGCTTGGTCAGCGCATGAAGCCAGATGACCAGCTTCATAACGAGGTCGGCCAGGAAGTTCATTCCGTCTGTTTGGCGGCTGATTGCTTGTTCTTCCACATAGACCAAGCGACACCAGAAATGCTGACAGCAGCACCGGCCAATTCAGCAACCTGATCGGCGCTGGCCAACCCTTTGGCAACGATGAATCCACCGGCAGCGGTCAGGATGTGGCGGAGAAGAGAGGAGATATTAGCGTTCATTTGTCGTTTTTGAGTTTGCGATAAAGTTCGACTGCTTTGACGGCGCAAGTTAGAAGCGCGGCGAACGCGCCAAGTGCCAATGACGCAGTCTTGAGATGAGGATCGGAGAATACCGCGTTCCCCAGAATGCCGATGGCCGGACCACCGACGCCGATTGAGATATCTCGAATGAAAGCGTGGTGGTCCGTCATCGTGCGTGGCTGTTAGTTAGCGGCAACTTCCTGAAACGGCTGTTTGGTAGCTTCTAGGATGAGTTCGAAGAGGGGAAGTCCGGCTCGGATATTGTTGATATTCCCAGCCTTCATTCCGATTTCAACGAGTTGCAGCAGGGCGTTGGTTTGTTCGATGGTCAGTTCGATTGTAATCATGCCGCCGGAGCATCCGAAACAACCGGCTGTTCGTCAACAGCGGCGACAGGAGTTTCCGCATTGACGAGCGGCGGCTCCACCTGCGGCAACATCGGAGGGACGATTTCAACCGGAGGCAACCACGGCAGCGGAGGAGCGATGACCGGCGGGTTGATCTGGTTCTCGATCTGCGCGGTGACGTTCGCTTCAATGGAAGTCTTATCGACGCCATTCGCGAAGCACCAATCCAGCACCTGTTCTTGCGTCAGATCAGGAAACGGCGTGAACTCACCAGACGGCGGAGCGAAGCTGGTCGATCCGTAGCAAGTGCCGCTGTACTGATCCTGCGAGCCGTTGCAACGCCAGTCGGCGGTGATGACAACGTCGGTGAGAGAGCCTTCGGTGGGCTTAACGAGAAGGCGTTCGATGATCCAAGAGAGGGTAATCATGGGATTAGGCGAGAGTGATGTTGGCGACTCGGGTAACACCATCGGATCCGCGATAGCTGAAGCGGAGGTTGGTGTTGCTGGTGGCGTTGACGGTGAGCTGGCCGTTGGTGGTGAGCGTTGCAGGAGTAGCGGACGACTGAAGAATCAGATTTCCGCTCGCGTCGAGCGACATCAATGTTCCGCTACTGTTAGAAAACTTGTACTGCCCCGCGCTGCTTCCGATAAGGAACGTATGAACAGCCCCGTCATTTACGCCATCGCTTGTGGCGGTCAAAGTGAGTTGTCTGGCTGAATAACCACCACGGAAATAGGCTGTTCCAAGAGTGGCTTGATAAACATCGAGCTTAGCCGCAGGCGTAACGCCTATGCCCACGTTGCCAGAGGAGTCGATGCTTAGAGAACTATCTGGAGCAGTAAGACTCAGAGAGATTTTGTTTCCAGTTGCACCGGAATCAGACGATAAATACAGATTTGTTCCATCGGTCTTAACGACAGCAGTTCTTGCTGTTCCAGACTTCTGGAGCGAAAACAGACAGTCATTTGAAGCAGAACTGACCAACGTCAATCTTGATATTGAAAACGCAGAACCACCAATAGCCAGCCCCGTGGAGTTCAGGGTCATTCGAGTGCCGCCTGCGCCGTCGTACCAAGTGAAGATACCCAGCGGCTGAATCCGATACTGCTCAATGTCGTTGCAACCAAAGCGCAGGTTGTGATTGCTGACAGCGAAAATCCCTCGACCGTTATTATCGATAAAATCATACGAACTGACGCTCGCATCGCTCGACTTCATGCGTATCATTCCGCCCGTATTAACTCCGGTTCCAACAATTTCCAGAGTCTTGTATCCTGCCGTATTGGTCGGAGTCGCAGTGTTGATACCGACATTGCCTCCGGTAACCTTCAGAATACTGGAAGCCACCGTCAGATCGCCGGTGATGGTGGCGGTTCCCGGTACGACGATGTTATTGCCGCTCGGGCCGACTGCCGTGTACAGCTCCGTGAAGTTCAGATTGCAGTAATCGAACGAAGTGCGAAGCGGAGTTCCCGTTCCGTCGTTCGGTGCTGCGCCGATATTAATGGTCTGTTTTGCCATATCTATTAAAAGGTTTAAGGATTACAGAAATTGGGTCATGTCCGCCGTGATGATCGTGGAATCAGCCGTAATCACCGTATTATCCGCCGTGATATCAGCCGTTCCTCCAAGAATCGACGCCTCCCAAAGTAGGCCAATCTCCAGCAGGATGCGTTCGCGCGGACTCTTGCATGAAGCTCCTTGAGCCTCCGCAATCAATTCAGCCGCTTCGCTACAGGAGATGTTTGCCATGAGATTTTAGAACGGATGCGAAGTGATGTACCAAGCCGTCCCGTCCGAAATGATGGTAATCGAATTCCACTGCGGGGACAGCACATGAGTCAGCGCGCCATCAATCGTCTCGGACGCATAGGCATCAACCGTAACCGTGTTCGCGCCGCTATTGATGCGCTTGAACACATAGATGCGGCCAGGAACAAGCGCAGCCGGAGGAAGCGTCAGCGTAATCGAACCTCCAGCGGCATTGCAGACAAGCAGATAATCACCGCTCACCACATTGCCAGTTGCGCTAACGCTCCGATACGCGCCGCGCGTCGCTCCACCGCCCTGAAGGTAAACGGCAATGCGATTCTCAAGAGCCAGCTTGGCCAGCTCAATCTCGCGAGGAGAGCGACACCCCAGCGACGCCGCCTCATTGATCAGCGTCTCCGCCTCGTCGCATGTGATGTTTGGCATATCGGTTTAGAATTTAAGCCATCGGGCCGCGTCCGCGCTGCATCACCTCGGCAATGAAACCACCGCCGCCAGGAGTAGACCCCCCCTCCATCTCCTCGCCCTCCTCATACTCCTCCTCGCCTCCCTCGGCCATCTTCTTGCCCTTAGACTTCTTCTCGTAACCGGGGATGGCCATGCCATCAATCTCGATGACCTCCGCCTTGCCGCCCTTGCCAAGAACGATAGTCGCCATAGTCTGGAACGCTTCGCCCTCCGCAAGGTTCTCGGGGATTTCGACGCCTTTGGGAATGGTAAATACCGGCATGAAGCGAGCATCAGACTCATGGCATGTATGTCAATCAAAAACCCCCCACCAGCCTTTCGGGCCGATGAGGGGCTGCTCCAACAACGGAGCTGTGAGACAAACAACCTATGAGATAATCCGGTGGCCACAATCGCCGAAAAGAAAAAACCCGCAAGCATTTTCACGCCTGCGGGTCTTTTGAATGCTTAGCGTCAGATGATCCGCGAAGCGTGAGCGTTTGCAGCGTTAGCTGCAAATGATCTGGGTCAAAGCGCCGGTGCAACGACGGAAGATAATCGTCATGCCCTGATTCGTGAAAATCGGCTCGGGCGCGTGAATGAACTCAGCGTAGTGCTGACCCTTCTTCTCCAGAGGATCGGCGCAATCCACATCGAGCTTGTACGCACCAGTCACCCACTGCCACTCGCCCATGTAGTTGGTCGGCATCCAGCTCAAATCACCAACACGGTTCACAGGACGCACAATGTGCGACTTGAACACATACGGGGTGACAACGAACGCAGCCTCGAACGGAGCAGTCACCCAGCTTGAGTTGACGCTGAACACCGTACCCTTCGTGCCATTGGCGCTGGTAAACGGCTGAACCAACGTGTACTTGCCACCAGCGTAGGTGTAGCGGGGCGGGAACAGATTCGGCACATGCCGGAAGTTCTTAATCACCCGATTCGCGCCAATGCGCTTGAGCAACTCAGCGCCGCTGCCGCTGCCCATATCAGCCTGACGCAGATCCTCACGGAACGCGGGGTTGTTCTGAGCGATGCGCTGCGAAGCCTCCAAGCCGATGTAGAGCGGGAACACCGGGCCGTCGCTGCTGTAGCTGATGAAGCCAGAGCTATCAGGATTGGTAGCCCCGTTGCGGATCAGCGTGGCAGCAGCCACATCGAGCATCTCCTGAGTCAGCTCGGAGGTGGACTGATTCAGCGCCTGACCAGCGGAACCGGTCTGAATCCAAGGCAGCTCATTCACGCCAGACGGAATCGTCTCAACCTGAGTGAAGGACGAGTCGGCCACAGCCTTGATGGCGTACTTGGCGAACATGTTCTGGTAACGGGTTTCCCAAGAACGCTGAGCGCGGATGGAGAGCTTCTCCAAGTACACACGCAAGAACGCCTCGACGCGATGATCGAAGGTCAGATCGTCCTTACACAAGAGCGGACCTTTGAGGGCGAAACGCTCAGGACTCCAGGTGACGGCATTGTAGCCGACCGGAACGTCATTGTAGGTGACATCGCAAGCGCCAGCGTTATCGCCGGGATTGCCGCTGGCGAGCGTGATGGCCGACCACTCCTCAGCCGCAGTCGGCTCGATGGAAGTGGTGGTGAACGAGGTCTGGGTCAGACCAGTACCCTGAGGATACTCGCCGCGCTCAATCATGTTGAGCCACATCGAGCGGTACGAGGCGCGTTTATAAACGTCCTGCGCGAGCGACTCAGTAGCCACCGCGAAGGCGTTGAAGACATTAGGACAAGCCATGAGATTATGAAATTAAACCGACGTTATCTGCGTTATGGTTGGCCATCCATCCACCACACGGTGGCTGATTATCCAACCTGCTACACGCGGAGTGTCATTGCCGCTTAGACGGTTTTGCGATGGCTGACCAAGCCTCCGCATTGCTTAAGGTCGTTACGCGCACTGACGCACAAGGGCGACTAAAGTGTCAATCACAATTAGTAAACTCATCGGTCAGCTCCGACTGCTCCGCCATGTAGCTCTTGTATCCACAGAGTAGGCCAAGTTTGTGAGGTTGGATGATATGCTCCTTCGCGATGACTCCACGGAATGTGTACGGACCTGGGAAGGTTCCTGTCATCAGAGCGTAGAAGTCCACTCCGTCGGTTTTCAACCCTTTGCGCGCATCGACCAATAGCTTTCCATTGTCATACTTGGTCGTTTTAACATCGATGCGAAATCCCGGTGGTGGCGGGACAATCGCGTCATAGAGCGGATGCGGAGGATTACGATCCGTATCCAGATCAGGATAAACATTGAACAGCTTGCAGAAAGCCAGCTCGCCGCAGATTCCCTCAAGATCGACCGTATGCGGATCTTCCGCACTGATTTTTAGGTTCACCACGTTGAAATATCGATTCTTACCATTTCGATTCTTGGCTACGAAATGGGCGAGCTTACGCTCCGCTGTTGATAGAGAAATACTTTGACCAATTTTGATTTTGTTTAGCATGGTCAAAAAGGCGGAAAATTTTTGAGGGGGGTATCGTAAACGAAGCCCACCCGCAAAAGGGGTGCCAGGCCTCCAGTCAAAAACTGTGCCAATCCCTAGAGAAAACAATCCTTTTCTGTCATTAGCAAATCTAATCCCAACTATAAGTCCGCCCGTCTTGCACAATCACTGTTATATTCACTTGGTTTCGGATTCGCTCACGACTTGCACCTCCGCGATTCTGTCAGGCATCGATCCGAGTAGATTGATTGAGACGGACGCTTGTTCCCCTTGTTCGCTCCATCCGAATACCA